AGGGCAGTTGTGTCCTGGGTTCCCCCTTCCTGATCCAGCGTCCATTCCGCCAAACTTGCCTGAATCTCCCAGCCAATCAAATCAGGCGATGACAGTGAGTCTGGAATTGTTGCGATTTTCTCCACGGGCTGCTCTTGTTTCTCCAGCGGTAGCAATGCCTGCACTGTTTGAGCTAAGGTTGCCAGCGCAGCCTGAAATGCTGCGTCTGCCGAGTATGCGCTGATCACCAACGCGCCAAATGCAACGCCGGTTAAAAGGTATTTTCCTGTTGTTCCGCCGTTTACTGCATTTACCTCAGTGTCATAGAACGACAAGCGGCCTAGTGTATCGCGTCCAACGTAGCAACTTAATTGCGTCGTCAATCCGGTTGCAGCGGACGAATCCCAATAGGCCGATGAATTGCTTGTTGCCCAGTAGGGACCGGCATCAGTGGTGCGATGAGTTGTTGCGGGTCCAGCCACGCCTTGTCCGCCCCAATGGCGATGACCGTCTGGGCAGTCGGCGTAGCCATTGCCAGCAACGTCAACCGGCAACCCTCTAGGGCAACTTAATAGAACACGATCACCGGGCCAGTACCCAGGCTCGGTGAGCCACAGCTTTGCGCTATCAAATCGAGCATCCGTAATGACTGTTAGCGGCGGCGCTTCACGGCTTAACTCCAGTTCTCCGCCAGTGCCAAGCAGCGACATTAGACAGTTCCACTAATCGTATTAAAATTAAGCGATACCGAAACCTGCACAATATCTCCAACTGAAACCGACAGTCCAACCTGCCCAAACAGCACGCTGCCGCCAATGTTGCGATCAATTAGGATCAGTTCAAGTTCATGCTCCTCGTCTGTTGCAGCTAAGACCTGTTGCAGGATTGCGCTAGAGTGGCTGCTGCGGTCATACTGCAAAGTGCATGATCCAGAATAGCTGCGCAGGCCATAGACGTAAGTGCGCGAACCTTGGCCAAGTGCGGTATCTTCGTTCAGGTCAGCAGTAAGGGATAGGCTTACATCGCGTGCCTTTGCGATAGCAGTTCCGTCAAGCCTTAGCTCAGCGTCCCGACTGGTTAAAACGGTAGCCATGGCCCAGCCCTTTACCTCAGGTTAGGCAGCCACGGCTTTTAGCTGAACGCCAATGTTCACCCGACCGGCTAGGTCATGGTCTTGGGATCGCGTCGGCTTTTGATCTGGGATGAAACGCCACTGCAGCCCAGGCAGTGTTGGGGCCTCGTCTGGCGCCCAGACCTCTGGCGGTAAGATCAATTCCTCCATACCGCAGCGACTGTTGAGCCAAGCGGCCTCAATCAGTAACCAGTCAGCCACGGGCCTTGTACTGAACTGAAGCGACAGGGTGGCATCAACCGGAAGACTACCCCGCTGGCGCCGAAACGTGGAGCCAACTTCTGAACGTGTCTCGGTGATCGGCACCGCTGGGGGCTGGTATTCGCGGCTGCTGGGGCGGATTGCAGGAAAGTCAATACTCACGACACCACCACCGTATGAAGATCGGTTTTACCCAGTCTGGTCACTCGGTAACTCCCGGTCGCCGTGCCGGTCAGGTCAATGGCCGTTCCACCTGGCGCCGCTGACACCGTAAATGTGTTAACGGTAAGACCAGTGGCGCGGACGTAGTAAGGAGTGCGCTCCAATAGTCCGGTTGGCAACGTGCCTGATGATGCGACAAAACTGATTTCGTCGTTAGCAAGTAAACCATGGGCAGTAGCCGTACATGTATCCGTGGCAACGGTAAATGTTACGCCCAAATCAACCGTGCGATCAGTAGCAACGTAGCTTGTTTCCCGGCAGCTTAGGGTGTAAGTCCCTGCTGCGCTGAATGTAGCACTTGTCGTTGATGCGTTCGTTGCGCCAAACGCCACAGAGCCACCCGTTGGGACTATTGGCACGGACCAGGCATAAACAAGGTCTGTCGCCGTGCCGGAAATTGATGCAGTGTAGGTCGCCGTAAAGGGATTGACACCTGTAGTTGAACCGGCAACCGTGACGGTGCCGATGGTTGTTGATGCAGTTGTTGACGCCACGAGAATTGAGTAAGTTGCCGAAATCGTGGTTCCGCTTCTGGTCACTGCGCAAGTTGCGGTTTTGGTTCCTGATGTTGCAGAAGTAATCGTTGTAGTCGCGGACCCTGAAGATCCGAATGTTAGGCCGGTGCCAGTCCAGGAATAAGTGAACCCAGTACCAGTTCCACTAATTACTGCCGAAAACGAGCCTGGAATTGCTGCAGTAAGAGTGCTTGGGCCAACAATCGTGACCCCAGTAAAGGACTGCGTAATCGTGCCGGGGGAATCGGTGGACCCGATGGCGCCTTCAATGATCCAATTACCTGGAACATCCCAACCGGCGGAAATTGTGCCATAGCCGCTACTATTAACAGGCCAATGCAGTGCTGTCACCTCAATGTTTCCCTGCTCGTTAAAAGCCATTGATTGAACTTTGTAGGTCTGCTCTGTTGCGGCAAGCTCTGCAACTGTGAAAACTGCTTGCGGTTGGTTTGTCGCCTTGCCGCCTGCAATTGTTAATTGCGTCTCTTGAATCTCGCTTACTCCAGTCCAGAGTAGTACGTCGTAGGTGCCATCACTCATTGATTCATTACTTATGATCGTGCCATCAGCAAGGATTGCGCCGTTGCGTGGCTTTGCATAAGCAACGGTTTCCATTGCAAGTTTGAAGCAGCGTCCTGGCGTTAGCGTTGCTTGTTGCGGAACCGTAGAAAACTCAACTTGATGCGTGGAGCCACGCTTTAGTGAACACTTCAGCTTTGCAACATCAATTGCGTGCAGTTCAGATGTGCAGAAGTCGGACATATCAATAGATTCAATTGGCGCTACTTCACTGGTTCCAATCTCTCTAACTGTCACCTCGCGAATTACTGGAAACAGGCCGCGATTACTGCCATCGCCCACAGCGGCCCGCTCCTCTCGCCATTTCACACTGACACGGATTCGCTGCCGATCCTGCTGCGGGAAGTAAGACAGCTTAAATGATCCCTCGACGATGTTGCCAGAGTTGAAGATGCCAGTAATCTGCTCGGGCTCGTCAAACAGCACCACAGGCTGCAAGTAGCTGACGCCGTTGCGTGTCACCAGATCAAGTAGAAACAGGGCTGCCGTGTCGTTACCCCATTGACGGATATTGACCGGCTTTGAATGGGTGCCGTCATAAAAGTAGCGACGGCTGCGGTTCCACGCCGTCGCCGTCGCAAAGGAAGCGGTATCAACCTGGAGTGGGCTCATAATTGAACCAACCCCATAGCGCTCATTTGTCAGCGCCTTGGCTAACAGTTCGGGGAATGAATGCGAAGCATCAATCGCTTGATTGACGTAAGCGCTTAACTGGCCAAGTGTTGTGGCTTCTGAACCGCTGCGAATGTTAATCCCGATCAACGCAAGGTTGTCGTAGTTAGGTGGAGTTGGCGGGATGTCGATAACATTGACATAAACAATCTCATGCTCAGGACTGTTGCAGCTAGCTAAAAATTCTTCGTAAATAAACTGCTCTGAAAGCCGCCCCCAACTGTCAACAATGTTGTCGCCGTCAACGTAAGGGATGCCAAGATCCCCGGCACCTGGAATAGTGCAAGGCATTTGAAACTCTGACTGCTGCCTAGTCACAAAACTTCCTGGCACACGCACAACAGCAGAGCCATCAGTAAGAGTCAGCAGGCTTGAGATCCTGGCATCAATTACGACAAGTTCACCAGTTGCGACATTGTTGCGAATCTCCCAGCCGCTAACCGGCAAGTATTCAACTTCCCAACGCTGCCGAGATGGGAACTCAATACGGTTAAACCAATACTGCTGTTGTTGAGTGCTTCCCGAAACACCAAAAAGTTGCGGAAACTCAGACCAGTCTGCAGAGCTTCCCGCGATTCGATAGCGAAGGCGCCAGAAACTGTAGCGCGTTTCAATCTGACTTACAGTCCCAGACTGAAACGCAGTTGTATCAAGAATTTGTCTTGGCGCCAGCAGTTGAGTGTCGTAGATCAGGCAAGCATTAAGGTCGATGCGGTAGTAATTTGGTGAGTCTTTGATATTACAAAAACCCGATACTCTGATGCCTACAGTTGATTTGCCGCCAATTTCAATCACCTGTGCTGGTTGCGGTACTGCGACCGTGGCCCTTGCCATCCTCAGGATGTGTGGCGCCGATGTGCCAGCCCTTGCCCCACCAGATCCCGGGAAATCAACATTACCATTGGCAACGATGGTGAACGTCGCCGTGATGGAGATACCGCCGCCGACTGGCTGGCTTTGCACATCGGAGCGAAACACCTCGTCTGATGGTGTGCGCGATTTGCAAACAGCAATAGCTGAGCCGATGCGGTACGTTTCTCCTACGACAATCGCATCATCCCATTGGCGTTGCCTACCTGCGACTGAACTTGCAATATCTCCCTTTGAC